TCATTCAACACAGAATTCGTCAAGAATTTTTGTTAATGAATTAAAAAAATTCTTAATGTGCATATTTTGTTCATGTAGTTCTAAAGTTTTATTTACTCTTTCTAAATAGTTAGAAAAATCTTTATTTCTGTGTGAACGCATCCCTTCTGAACACATAATTCTATGTAGTTCAAACAAAGCAAATATCCTTGCAACATTCAAATTTGTAATCTCATCATGTGTAATACCAATCCGTCTAGCATTAGCATATACAGAATTTTTTATTATGCTTTTCCGCTGTAAATTCAATAATATAGGTTTATTATGAGCACAAGAATTTCTAATGTACGATACGTATCCTATATTGTTCTTAATCATTTTTAGATTATTATTATTAGGCTGTTTATTTGCCAAATAATTTACAAAAAACTTAATTTTACTAATAGAAGCTAAATCTAGAACTACCCAGATAGGAGGTTCATTATAATATTTTTCAAATCCTTCTTGAAAAGCAAGATTACCGTCAGAATCTCTATATCTCACTCCATTAAATATTTGATCTTTCAAATCTTTTGGAGTATCTTCATCTGCTAAAACACTTTTTACAATTTCATAACCATTTTCTGCATATTCACCGTTCTTATTTTTTCGATTAGTAATTAATCTCATAAGATATGTTTTTAAAGAGTGTTCAATATCCAAACAATAAGGTAACAACACATAACGAAGTTGCATATCTAGTTTAGCCAAATCTACTATACTTAAAAAAGAAATATTATATTTTTTTTGCTCATTTTTATCATAATTTTTTCTATAAGCTAATAGCTTGAAAAAATAATTGTGATTACTCAAAATGTTTTTTGCTTCATGAATTTCATTATCTGCTACATAGATTCCTAAATCATTTAGCTTTTCTAGTTGTTCATTAAATCTAAGTATAGGTTTATCATCTTTTAAGCTCAAACCAATATCCTCCTTGTTAGACCTTTATATTGAACATTTCTTATGTACCCTGTAGGACTCGAACCTACGACCGGACGGTTATGAGCCGTCTGCTCTGACCAACTGAGCTAAGAGTACAGGTTGTTGCCACATAAAGCCATAAACAATCAACCAGTAGAAGGTGTGGCAACAAACCTGTTATCGCATATCTTGGAGTGTGACTATTTATGAGTGATAGTGAAGATATGTGACAACATCACTATTTTATCGAATAATTTTTATAGTTGTCAATATAGTTATGTAATGCTCCTCAACGAGGAGCTATTTTTATCGTTTAGGAATATTTAAATACCAACGTTTGTCATGGAAATCTTGCGCACCGCCTTTAGTGTTTCCCTCTGGATCATTCGTTGCCCGCATCATTACATAGACTTTCTTACTAGGAAAATTACGCATATTGAAAGATACATGATAACCAACATTTCCAGAAGTATTATAAGCTTGATTTACATCTGATCTATAAATTCCATCAGCTCTTACTCGAGCTAATTCTTTCCCAGTATTGTAATCCATAATGAAGATATACTCGTATTTATAGTTAGCAATGTGCCATCCAGCTACATGCAAATTTGCATTTTCGATTTCTCCAAACTGATCAATGTGGGCGTAATTCGTTCCATCTGTCAGTGTAGGATTAGCTGCACCAGCTCGTGTTGGATCAATGACAGGCTTGTTTTCAGAAGTTGTTGGATTTTCATCGGTAAATCCATGAGCTAAATCATATGCTAATTTTTCTTTACTTACGCCCATTTCAGAAAGATAACCGTAAGGATCTGTATGATCGCCCCAGATGTTTTGTGTTACCCATAAATGTGATTTGATTCCTGGTTGGTTATAAGGCGTGTCCAATGTAAGCGGAATACCGTATTTCTTAGCGGAATCTCTCGCCAATTCAACGTATGCTTTATAGTTCTTTTCAAAAGTTGCTTTATTATGTGTGTGTTGTAACTCAATCTGCACAGGACTGTTGGCATTAGCATACGAACCAGCACCGTACTGTACATAACCAGGTTGTCCAACTTGGTAAACAATTCCGCCATCACCCACAATGTAAGCAGTGTAAGCACTAGTCCATGAACGTTGCATATACTGCGCTTCATTGCGTCCTGTTGCTGTTTCATTAGCCGTTTCATGCAGTAAAATGTACTGATTATTTGCTACTTGTGAGCTACCTTCATTTGCGCCCAAATTAAATTCATTGTTGATAGTATAGGCAAACCCATTAATTGGCAATAAAAAAAGAGCCGTTAATAGGCTCATCGCAGTAATAGTAATTTTCTTTTTCATTTGTTTCCTCCTTCTTCGCTTTCAGCCGAGAACATTTTGTAGGTTCGATTTGATACACCCAACACACTCCCTAAAAACGCGCCAAAACCAGTAATGATGACAACACAGATATCTGTGTACTGCCAATTGAGCGCTTTACCAACTAACCCCACGAAAGTAGCTAGTGCGGGAATAATTACCAGTGCGAACCATTTTAGTACTTCGAACGTTTTATTATTCATTTTCTTCTCTCCCTAAATAAAGTTTTAATTTGTTGCGTGTGTTCTACCAATTTTTCTGCATGTGTATCTAATCTTTCATCGTGTTTCTTTAGTTCTTCATGAATCATCAATCGATCTGATTTGCTCGATTCTAAATCTTTAGTCAGCAAATCTAAATTGTGACTTACTTTTGAAAGAGTCTCAGTAATCTTCGAGAAAGATGCAGTAATTGGTTTTATTACTAATAAAATCAAAGAAACGATAGCGGTTATTGATCCTGCTATCGCTCCCCATTCCCCTAAATTAATCATGTGACAACTCCTTGAATCAAAATAAAAAGCACATCAATTAAGATGCGCTCTCTTCTTTGCTAATGATTTTATCTGCTTCTTCGTCTGTAATGCATAGTGGAACGAATTGTCGAACTTGGTCAGCAGTAAAACAATTCCAGTCAAACATCATCTTGATATCATCATAAGAATACATATTATTTTCCTCCGTCAAGTTGTTCTTTGATAGTAGCAATGTCTTTTGTGTTTTGAAGGGATGTCAGCATGGTTTTCGAATTAATTTGTGCTAGTGATTCTGCTTTTGTAGTAAGCTCTTCATTTGCTTTTTTCAATGCAGCATTATCTACCTGTAAACCTATAGATAAATTTTCTAGTAGTTCTAATTTTTTTGAATAATCTTGTGTAACTGCTTCTTCCCACTTATTTTCAGTGAAGTTAAAAAATTGCGACTGTTGTCTTCTTCCGAAACCTTCATCCGTTTCATCTTCCTTCTTTTCAAACAAAATAGGTGGAACTTCGACAAATGGTAAAGATGTTGGAAAGTTATCTTCTACTTGATGTTCTTCATATCCCATTGGATACAATACTTTATAAATTGTTTTCATTTTACTCTTCCTCCAATTAGTAATCTGTTAAGCCGGCCAAGGATCTTGAGTGATCCACATACCTGAAATATATGAACTACCTGAACCTGATTTGGCTTGTATGATGCTACTTTGATCAATGAATGCACGTGCATCCGCTGGCTGACTTGCATTTCTAACTAGTGAAAGCGCGGTTTGCGCTGGATAGCCTTGATCACGTTTGAAACCGTCCGGGATTTTTAAAATCCAACGAGTTTCTGATCCTTCGGGCCATGTGCCACATTTAAAATTAAAAGTAAGAAATACGATGTTTCCGATTCTGATTATTTTTCCATTCACATCAGTTACGTTTGTTGTATCACTTCGATCAGCTAGTGTGATAGCTCGCTCGATCATACCTGCTTGCACAGGCAATCCATTGAATTGCAATCCGTCTTTAAAATTTTTCGTTCCTAAGACCGTTTCATTACCTGTGGCTTTTACTAAAACACCCTCCACACCATCAATTCCTTTGGCATGAGTTTTCAAATACTTAGCAACTCCGTCTTCTTTTAATTGCACAATATCAGCCATTAAACCGTCCCCACTTTCTCAAATGTAATATTGGCTAATCCATCGAGTTTAGCTTTGTCAGTTGCTGACATTAAACCTGCTGTCGTAGTTGTAGCATTACCTGGATTTTTCTGTGCTCCAGCTGCAATTCCATCCAACTTAGTTTTATCTGTGGACGACATCAACCCATTTGCTGTAGTTGTAGCTACAGCTGTAGTTGTGGCATTTATTCCAGGATCACCTTTATCTCCCTTTGGTAAAACAAAATTAAATCTAGCTGCAGATGATGTTCCTACATTCGTAACAGAAGCGGTTGAACCACTAGAAACGGTTCCTATGGTAATTGTTGCTGCTTGGCCAGGATCGCCTTTATCTCCCTTCACCGTTGTTGGTTTGCCTTCTATAGCATTCCAATGAGTTTGTGGATAAACCTGTACACCGCTTTGTTTTATTTTTACGATATCTGTCATTTTCTATACCTCCCCGATTTTTTCAAAAGTAAAATTTGGAATTCTTTCGTTTGTGTAATTTTCTGCTTGATTTACAGCTTCTTGGAATTTTTGATCTACATATGACTGATTAACACCACCAGTCCCACTACCACCTGTAGAACTAATTGTTCCATCTTCTGCAATTGATATATTTGCACCTGCTTTTAATATTTTTAGAGATTCTAATTTTCCCTTTAATTCTTCAGAGAAATTGAAGTCTGTTTGCTTAGTTGCAGATAAAACACCTTCTTCAGTAACTTCTAAGAGTTCCCCAACTTTTATACCTCCTAATTGTTCAGGAGTAGCAATCGGCAAAATATATGATGTTCAAAGATAAAATCTAGGATGATATTCGCTAAGATATTGGCATCACTCACGGTTGTGCTCGATTCGTCTTTGAGGCTTATTTCGCGCCCTGTGACACCTTCGAAACGGAAGTAGAAGAATTCTTTCCAGAAGTCCGTTGGCATGCCTGTATCGATGAAAATATCGCCTATGAGCGCATAGATGAAGTTTCGTTGCTGTACAGTGAAACGTCTAGGATCAATAAAACGAATTTCAATGACTCGATCGCCATCGTAGCCGTCATACATCGTCTTTAGTCGATCAATGTTCACTTCTTCATTGATCGTTGCACCTATGTCGTTTCCTTTGAACTTTTTCAGAACCGCTGAATATGAATCGATTAATGGTTTAAACACTCATATCACTTCTCTTTTGTTTCTTCTCTGTACTGATCTTCAATCCAGTTAACGCCTCGTTTTAGAATGCCCAAGTCTCTCTTGGTCCATTTACTGTCATCAGCGGTTATAGAAGCCGCATCAGTCAATGCAACAATTGCTTCATCAATCGATTTTTCGTACTTGTTAGCAACCAGTTGTAAAGCATCCAAGAATAGCTTTTTGCTTCTTTGAGTAGCTGGTTCAAGCATCGAGACATCTTCTGGCATATCTTCGCCAGCAAATATATATAGCCCTAGCCCAAACATTGCTAGATTTTTTACAAGACAGCGCATGATCGTTTTGTTGATATCAAACATAGTTGCTGCTTCAACTCGCTTTTCGATTTTTCCAACAATCTCTTTTTTCTTCGTTTCGTTATTCCACTGATAATCATTGACTTCGTAGGTATATGGCTCATCTTTCATTGCCTTGTTTGCACCATCCATGACTGGTAACCACATGTCACGCTTTACTCCGTTGACTGTGATACTGGTAAAAACCATGTACCCTGTTTTCTTATCAAAGACATACGGCAGATATGTTTCTGGATCATGATAGATTTCATAATCTACTGCCTCACACACTTTGCTAACTTCTGCCCAAGCCCATGCCCACGAAAGATAAGTGAGGTTATTTCGTTTTTCAGTAACATCTTTCACATTTATTTTGTATAAGGTATTAAAAAGCGTATTATCACTTCTATTTTTCAAAGGTTGTTCCTTTTCACTCATCAAATTCTGCCTCCATTTCAGCAATGTATTTCTTACCTGATCCGTAATAAGAGATATCAATCAAGTTATCTCTGTCGTACTCTTCTAATGCATCAATCAAGCCATCTTCGATGACATAGATATATTCAGGTTTTTTGGACTTCCTCGATAAATGGATAAGATAGACATGATCCCAAATACTCACAAAATTGCCCAAATCGTCTTGATCACATGCTAGTTCTTCATCCGTCAAAAGATTACGTCTGATTTTTCGATTATTTGTTTCCTTGATATTCGATTTGCCCCAACTAGGATCAGTCAAATATTGATCTAGAGTGGAAAGTTCATTTTCCATATGTTAAAATCTCCTTAGATGTATTTTCTTTGTGACTCATTGCTTTGGTCGGCTGAGTCACTTTTTTATTTGTTGCCATGCTTTTTGCTTTTCGATATGTTGCTTGCTTAAAATAATAGGACGGCTATTTGCCCACCAATTATCAGCAATCACTTTACCGATTTTTAGCGCTTCTTCTCGTGCCATAGTTGCTCCTTTCTTTTGAATCAAGCAGATTGATTAAAACCATCAATGCTGCAAATAAACTTCCCCCGATAATACTTTGGTGCGCTACAATCACTAATAACCCCAAAATGAATCCTATAAAAAGTGTGTCTGTCTTCTTCATAATCTAATCTCCCTATTTTTTATTTCTAGCATTCTCAAATCCTCAAGTTCAGAAGCAATTAGTTCATCTTGTCTATCTGATAGCTCATCGGCTTTTCTAAGCGCTTCACGATCATCTTGTAATTGTTTCCTGCGTTGTTTAATCAAACGGAGAATTTGATGTTCTTGTTGCAATGTGTAGGACATAAAATCATTCTCCTTTGCCTTTAGAACTCAAAGTTTTCTTTCAAAAATCTTTGGAGTTCCGATCGTTCAATTCTGATGTCTAACTTGCTCCACTGCTGTGTTTTTAAGCCTAGGTTTATCCAATGTGTTAATTTGTCATCACCAATGCCTAAAATTTTTTTCACCTCTGATTTGTTTGGATACGGAGGAAGCTCCACTGACTTGTTCATTACCTTCAGTCGTTCATCAAGTGCATCTAAAACCTTTCTTACTATTTGTTCTGTCAACTCACCTGCTATCAATTCATCTGGTACTGTAATCTTCATCAAATTTTCCTCCTAATATTTTTGTTTACTTTTTACTCTGAAAATAATCAACTTGCTTCCTTCAAAACATCTGAAGGAGATAATATTTTTACACGATATTTATTTGCGTCTTTCCACTTTAAAAACCAAATAAAAGTATGGTAATGAATAAATGTGGTTGAGTGACCTGGACGAAGTATTCCTTCTGCAAATTCAGGAATTGTTTCCATTTCCTTGCAGTATTCAACTAAAGTAGTTTTTGACATGCCGTGGAACTTCTCCAAGATTAAACTTTGACGATACCAATCGTCTGGATTTACTGCCTTCTCAGCAGCTTCTATCAACTCTGAAAGTGTTGGTTTTTTCACTTATTACCCCTCCTAAAAATTTATTAACAAAATATACTTGTCCTTTGCCTGTGACTTTTGGAGTTTTATTAATAGAAATATGACCATCAGAATGAGAAATTGTTGTCTCTTTTATTTCAAATAGTCCTAGATCCATCGCTTTTTGAGTTGGCATATTCCAATCAGTTCCTTTACGTTTGATTAAATATTCCTTTTCACGTAGCCAACTAAACAGTCGTTTAGAACCAATATCAACACCGTTTTGCTTTATGAGTTTTGCTAATTCACCAACTAAAATACTCGTGTGACTCGCACTAACTGAATCAGCAAATAATGCTTTGGGCTTCATTTCTTCATTTTCAAGTTGTAACGTCTCTACCTTTCTCTCAAGGATTTGTCGACTTCGCATTAAGATCATTTCTTCGCTGTTCCATGCTTTTTCTACTTGGATAAAATATGTTCTTATTTCTTTACCTTTTTTAGTTTTACTTTGCATAGCTAGATGTTTAGCTATATCTAATGTCAATGCATAATCTTGAAGCGGCTTAACAGCGCCATTATTAACAACCGTACCTGAAAGTACACTTGTAAAATCTTCTCCTTCAATAAGCAACTGTGAATTTTGTTCCCACCACGCAGAAAATCTTTTTTTGACTTCCAAAGCCTTATGCAACTCTCTTGCACTGACTAACTGCTCATCGTTCTCGTTTGTTGTTACTTTTATTAATTCCTTCATTTGCCTTTCTCCTATCGTTCTTTCTGAATAGTAATTTGTACTTGCGTAATTGACAATTACGTTTTATAATATAAAAAAAGTTATTTCGATTGAAAATCTATATCCCACAGTTGTTCAAAGTTTGTTTCTAATATTTTTGAAAGTCTTATTGCTAGTTCAAAACTAGGATTCACTCTTTTGTTTTCAATGTTTCTAATAGTTGTCTCAGTAACATCCGAAATTTCTGCTAATCTTTTTTGGGTTAAGGATTTCTCAATTCGAATTTTTTTGAATGACTCTCTTGTTGAATTCATAATTACCACCTCCTTATGAGGGTATATCATTTTTGTGTAACTGACAATTACATAAATGAGTATACAACGTAATTATCAATTACTCAAGAAGTTTAATGCATTTTTTTAATTAATAACAAAAGGAGAATGTTAAATGAGTAGTTTTGCGTTGCGACTAAAGGAACTCAGAACCCAGAAAAAAATGTCTCAAGAGCAATTAGCCCAATATTTAGGTATGAAAAGAGAAAATATTTCTAACTATGAACGTGGAATTGTGACTAACGTTAACAGCGAGACTTTGGATAAGTTAGCTAACTATTTTAACGTTTCTGTGGACTATCTTCTTGGAAGAGATGATAGTGTAGAAGTTAAAGAAGAAAAAAATCTAACGGCTGTTCAATTAGGTGGATTATTTCGCTCTGTATCAAAAAAAGAAAACTTAAGTGATCAAGAGCAAGAAGAATTAAAAGAAGACTTAGATTGGTATATGAAAGAAAGAGCTCGATTGATAAAAGAGCGTAATAAAAGAGGCTAATTATGGTTAAGACATCAATAAGAGTTGCGAAGCATATCGAAAAATGGGTCAAAAGTGTAAATCATCAAAAATCTTTAACAGATTATAACGCAGCGAAATATTTAGTATCGTTTTTAGAAGATAGAGGATTATATATGGAAGTACCTTTCAGAAACAAGCTAATTTTAGGTCATAGTTTAATCGATGAGCTTGGCGCTTCAACAATGATTAATAAAAATATTCCTACACTTGAACGAAAAATATTTACACAAGCACACGAATTAGGTCATCATATTTTAGATCCTGATTTATTAAGAAATAATTCCGAAATAGATATTCTCACAGAGGATCCTGTAGTTCTAAACAAGGAAGCTGAAATGCGTGCGAATGCATTCGCTGCCCATTTACTTCTACCTGATGATGTATTAGATGCATCAATGGTAGAGCATAAAACTAGAAGAGAAATTAAAGCTACCCAACAAATTTCTTATGAAACACTTGGTTATAGATTATCAACTTATATGAACAGTATATTTAAAATACCTAAAGACTTAACCGAGTTTATAGTCAATGAATTCATGGAAAGCGATATAAATTCCGAAATCAATAAAAATTTCTATGATTTTTGGAAAAATGCATATACACGAAAGCCTATATACTCTACTGAAAGTTTAAGTACAATTAATCAAGAAATTGCTATCAAATACTGTGATTATCCAACTCATATGTATAGAAAACTAAAAAAAATACAAATACAAGAAAACGAAAATTTTTACAAGACCAGAGAAGAACGTTTACTATATTCTGCTCTTGCTGAAAACTATGAAATAATTGACGATTTCGTCTACAGTTATGAAAACAACAAAGATTTACCTTTCTAAAATAAAAAAAGCCCGTGTTGTAACATGGACGAGAGGAGTAAAAATGAGATTAAGAGAAATACAAGCTATTATAAGCGAAAATATTCCTAATTTATTTGATATTGCGAGTGAGGAATTCTATTCAGGTGGTACTATGTACAAGAAAGTGAAAAATTTTTCTGTTATTAGAACAAGTATTATTAATTTACTAGAAACAGGATTGTTTAACAATGAGAAAAGAGCATACTCAGAAAATGATCTTTTAGTAGCTGTATCAAATGATATAATGACTTTTGATACAATTCACTTCAAACTTTTTGTTACTACTACAAATCTAGTTATTCATAAAGCCACAGCGATCCAAGACTTAATTGTTCAAAATCTTCACTCTGAAAGCGAGAACAGCGACGCTCTTGTTGTTAGCCTTCCTAACAGACAGTTAACTATGGAGGATTTTGCTGAACTAATTATTTTGCTGAAAGATACACTTAAAATGTTAAAGATATTAAAGGAATTCCAAACAGAATCCACCATTGAAAATTTTGATGTAGGATCGAAGTGGCTTATTTTAGGATTTGCTGGAAAATTTGCTACACAATTATTTGGGAATTTGTTGAATATAATTCAACGTAATCAAACCGGAATTCGTCAATTGGACGCACTAGATAAACAACTGGAGTCAATAGGTGTTGAAACGGAAATACGCAATCAAGTTAGAGAAACACAACTCAAAGCTAACCAAGCTATTTACGAACAACTTACTCGACAATTTTTGGAAGCGAATGATTTAGACACACAAGCAGAAGTACTATCACAAATGACAAAAGTAACCGCAAATATTGATCATATTCTGAGTCTTGGCGTTGGTTTTGAAGCAGCTGTAACCGCATCTAACGAAGTTGCTAAAACATTTCCATCGCTTGAACAGCAGAAACTTTTAGATCAAGCAAAAGTAATTGATAACTTGAAGCAAATACCTCAGACTTCTCCGGAAGATGAAATAGAATAATTTTTAATAATTCATAATAAAGGTTAACTCATTTATTTCTGCTCTATAGCCTGTAATTAAACCACGAATTTTTAAGTCATCTGATTTGGAGAATTTAGGTTGTAATTTTTTAAAGTTTCAATATCTCGTGCTCTTTGATTAATTATATTTAAAATTTCTCTCATACGAACACGGCCTTAGTTGGTGGCATTCTAATCAACAAATTATAACACGACATTACAAACTATATGAACGCAGATTCAAAAAACATACCTCTCGAAATGCGTGTCTAAGTTTACGAAAAACGTGATTAATAGGACTATTTGTCATGCCTATTATAGCAAATGATAGGAGATGTTAAAAGTGTGGGTTGAACAAACCAAAGATGGCCAATTCAAGTTTATTGAAAGATATGTAGATCCTTATACAGAAAAAACACGAAAAAAATCTACAACACTTACAAGTAATTCACCACAAGCGTGGAAAAAAGCTCAGAAAATTCTAGATAAAAAAATTAAAGAAGCACTCGAAAATTACAATAAATCAGATATCACTTTTGGTGAGCTGTATAAAGAATGGTATGAATATTATAAGCAGCATGTCAAACGTACTAGCTTTTTGAAGGTGCCAATGATGATGAAACATGTTTCTAAGCACATCAGCGATGATACAATCGTTAGAAACATAGATGAGACACTCATTAATAAGATAATTGAAGATATGTATACGTTTGGTGACCTCTCACTGAACTACACAAAACAAACAAAAACAACTCTATCCGTTATGCTAAACTATGCAATCGATAGAAAATACATTCAAAGAAACCCTGCGCTAGCAGTTAAAATCCACCCTAAAAAAGTGGAAGAAGAAAAAAGAAGGCTTTCTATGGATAAAAAATATCTGGATAAAGAAGAAATTGATCAGATACTGAAACAGTTATATTCCAATCCTCGCAGAAAACTACACGGCATAATAGCTGAATTTCTATATTTGACTGGTTTGAGATATGGGGAATTGCTAGCTTTGCAAATGAAGGACTATGAGGATGGGAAAATTTCCATTAATGGGACCTTAGATTACACATCTGTGAAAATGGATAATGCTATAAAAACAACTCCAAAAAATACTTATTCGCAACGTGAAGTGCAATTACCCAATCGTGCAAAAGAATTGATTGAAAGTGTGATAGCTGACAATATTCTTGCAGGTAGACCCACAGATCCCGATCAATATATATTTATATCTACAAGTGGCACTCCGCTTACGCTGCACTCATTTAACGCTATACTCCATAAAGTAGAGGAAGAGTTGGAATTAGAAAAAAGTCTATCCTCACATATATTCAGACATAGCCACGTTTCACTATTATCTGAATTAGGCGTACCTCTTAAAGCCATTATGGAGCGTGTAGGGCATTCTGATGCAAATACAACTCTGTCTATTTATAACCATGTAACCAAAAGAGCCAAACAACAAGTAATTGATAAACTAAATAGCCTTTGA